TAGCTATGTCACATTAGCTGAAGCAGACGCATACTTTGAAACTGTCCCAAGTTCTACGCAATGGGATAATAAACAGGATGATAAAAAGAATCGTGCATTAATATCAGCTACAAGATGGATTGATAGTTTTGTTTATTACGGAGATAGATGTGATGATGGACAGGCGTTAAAATTTCCAAGAAATAATTATCAGGTAGATGGGGTAGAACTTTCTTGCGATTTAATTCCTCAAGGTATTAAATATGCACAATTTGAATTAGCTAATGCTTTAGCAAATGATACAGATGCTATTACTGGTACTACTGGTAAAGATGGTAATTTCTCCGAAGTAAAACTAGGAGATATTCAAGTTAAGTACAACACTGCGAGTCAGGGAACTGGATCTATAAATAACATTTTAGATGTTTACCCGTGGCTGCAAAGTTATCTTGGAGCATATATGCTAGGCGGTGCTGGCAGTTTCCAACTACGGGCAGTTAGAGGATAATGGCAGGACAACTAGACTCACTACTAAAAAACGTAGCCAAACAGGTAGTGTCTCAACTAGGAGACTCATTAGACACAACAATTATCTACACCAGAAAACTATCTGCTTCGTATAACACTTCAACAGGTGCAGTAACCAGTAGCGATACAAGCTATACAATAAAAGTTCCTATAGAATTTATACGATCCAGTGAAGAAACAGGATTCCAGGAAAACACAGCTAGAATTTTTATAACACCCGATCTCATAGGAGACAGTCAGCCTTTATTATCAGATGAGATCACTCTTACATTTTCTGGATCTACCAGAGTTGCAAAGATTACAGATGTGAGAACTTTGCGTGGTGGTCAGGAATATTTATTCAGAGTTGACGTTATTTTCTAATGACTTTAGTAAACGCACGAGCAGCATTTGAAACCGCAATTAAAACTGCCGTAACTGCTGCTGACAATACAGTGACAGTTGTGTTCGACAATATGCCTTTTACAACTCCAGGTAAAAATAAAAAGTATGTAATGGTAAGTCTTGATTTCACACAATCAACAATCCAACCACAGGGAGGAGCACTGGATTATTATGGAGGATCAATAACCTGTGGAGTTATGACTCCCAAAAATAAAGGAACAGCAGATGGAGCAGCAATAGCCGAAGCTGTTATAGATGGATTGATCTCTGTAAACGCATCAGGTTACTCGGACACATTTTCTGCTTCTCCCCGTGTTGGTCAGATAGCTGGACCAACTTCTGTCAGTACAGAAAGAGAAAGTCATTTTCTATCTGTAGTTAGTTGCACTTTTACTGCCAATGCCTAACAAAGACATTTCACAGCTTGCTAACGATTTAGAGCAAGACATGATAAGACTTAGAGGTAAAGTTGCCTCGGCAATGGTACAGGATTTACAGGCTGCTGGTCCATGGTGGACAGGTCATTTTGCTACAAGTTGGAAGATAAGTGAAACTCCAGTGCAACCAGTTAAAGAATCAAGAAAAAGAGCACAAATTGGCGAAGGAGATATAGAGGGATATGATGCTTCATTACTTGAAGTCATGGAAGATCCTGATTATACAGGCAGTGTTTACGATCAAATAAGAGTAACTCGTTCACTACCAAAGAGAAAACGGCCCAAAAAAGTACCTTTAGAGAAAGATCTATATGTTGGTAACGAAGCCGAATATGCTGGATTCGCTATAAATAATCCAGGAGCTACTGCACCTGTGGGAGAAGCAGGAGGAATAACATATTACGAGCACTCACAGATAGTTGATGAAATAACACCTCCTAGTAAAAATCCCGATTGGTACAAAGTTTATATGCAAACTGAGCGGTACAACGATGCTATAGCGTTAGCATTAGCTGAAACATTCAAAGCTAAAAATATAAGTTTTAGTGTTGATTATTAGTAATAAGCTATACTACAAGAATAGATACAATTTTTTATGGCAACAGTAAGAGCAATCGACAAGCTAAAGCAAGCCTTTAGTGTTGAAGAACGTAGTAGCTACTCTATTTTAAAAGGGGAAGAACTAATCCTAAAAATATTCTGGTCGCCTCTTACAATAGCTGATAGAGACACAATAAACAATACATTACTGGCTATGAACAAAGGTCAGGAAGAAGGAAGTTTGGACTTTGCTCTTCAGGTAATTGTTACGAAAGCCGAAGATGAGTCAGGTGCAAAACTATTTGTACCAGCAGATTTACCATCTCTAAGAAGAGAAATACCTCTAGCAGTATTGCTTGATATTATGACTAAAATGCAGAGCATGGGCGAGGAGGAAAGCCCCGATGCCGTAAAAAGCGAAACTAAGTAAAAACAATTTCGTCTACTTGCAATTTTTTATTGCGGAAAAACTAGGCTACACCCATAGAGAGATAAGAGAAAAAATGTCGACGCAAGAGCTATACGCATGGAACGCATATTTTGAAATAAAATCTGAACGAGAAGAAGAAGCCTACGAAAAAGCAAAAAGACAAGCCCAGACACGCAAAGTACGCTAAACTTGTGTTATCTAGTAATTTTTTGTGTAAGTGGCAGCGTCAAATTACAGCGTAAATATAAAATTAGATACTAAAGCAGCTAGAACTGAACTAGAGAAATTAGAAAAACGTGTAAATAAACTTAGAAGAAACTTAAAGACCCCTGTAAAAATAGATAGTAGAGCACAGATAATAGAAAAGCAAAGATTACAAAACGATGATAGAAGAACTAGAAATGCTTTTATAACTAAAAGGTTAAAAACTCAACTAAACGATCTGGAATCTAGAGGATTAAAACTCGATAAATTACGAAAAAGTTTAAGGCAAGGTGCTTTTTTAAATCAGCAGCAAAGGTTTATAGCAGCAGAAAGTATAAACAAAACTATTGCTAAAGAGCTTGATCTAGAACAAAAAAAGTTAAAAGAAAATATTAAAAATGCTGGTGTTGATAATAATAGAGTAAAAACTCTTCAACAAATAATTGGTTTAAAAAGAACAGAAGCAGCACTAAATAGAACATCAGGTAGAACTGCTGCGTTTATGGATAGTCAGCGTAGAGGAGTCGGTCCAAACAATCTATTAGGTTTACCGAGCACAGAAATGCTTAAGCCTAGTACAAGAGGTATAAAAATACTAGATTTAGGTACTCAGGGCAGACAACAGACAAGTGTTCCTTTTGGACCGCAAATTGCTACAGCTAAACAGTTAGAACAATTTGGTACAGGTGCATCAGCTATGAGCATAGACTCTAGGTTTGCACAGCAGCGAAGAAGATTAAAGTTCCAGTTTGATCTAAATATGCTTGAACTAAAGGGAGTGAAAACCACGAAGTTAAGAGCAAAGATGGGTGAATTGGTAGACGCTCAAAACAGGAAGCAATTTGGTTCCATACAGCGTATAAATAATGAACTTACTAACGGCATAACTAAAGAGCAAAATAGACTAAAACTTATACAAGAACAAAATAAAACCCGTAAAAGAGGAGCATCGTTTAAGTTTCCAATGGGAGCCAGCAGTCCTTTAAATTTTGGACCAGACGGACAACTGTTACCTGGTCCAGCCAGAGGCAGAGGATTTGACTTCCAGAGTGCGTTAATAAGTGGTGGCTTCCCTCTATTATTTGGTCAAGGTCCTTTTGTTGGTGCTGCTGGTGCATTGGGTGGCGGTATTGGTGGATCCTTTGGACAAATGGGTGGATTTGCAGGAGGTATAGCAGCTACCACAATAGCTCAAACCATCCAATCGTTTACAGTAGAAACAGGAAAACTTGGAGCAGCTTTAAATGATGCAACAAAAGATGTAGAGGCAGTATCAGCAGCATTAGGAATTACTGGAACGGAATTTGAAAAGAACCTCAAAACTCTGCAAAAACTAGGTGACGAAGAAGCAGCATTTGAAGCAGCCAGACAAAAGATGATTAATCTCGTAGGTAAAGAAGGTGTAGACGCTCTACAAAGATTTGGTAAAGGAACTACAGAACTAGCAAATCAATTTACAATAGCAATGACCCAAATGAGAGCAGGTTTTGCATCTTTCTTAAAGTCAAGTGGCCTAGGTGCAGGGTTACTTAGAACAGTAAGTAACGCTAATTTAATGAGACAAGCTGAAGTATCAGATGATCTAGAGACTCAAAAATTACTCAAAGCACGGGACCTTCTGATGAAGGCTCCTTTCTTTAGAAGCGAAGAAGAAAAAGCGTTATTAGCAGAGTTTCCAGGAATAACCAGTGCTAATCAAGCTAGAGATGCTATTTTTGAAAGACAAAGGACAGTTAATAAAAATAATGAAGAGGCTGCTGTTGAAAAACTATTAGCAGATATACAGAAACAAAGGGTAAAAAATATAACCGATGAAATAGTATTACTCGAAAAAAGTTTTGGATTGACTTCAGATGAATTTGAAATAGAAAAACAAATAATGCAAATGAAACAAGATGGTGAAATAAAAGACGAAGCTGAAATACGCAACAAACTTAAACATTTACAAAATTTACAAAAAGAGAGACAGTTAGCTGACGAAACAGCAGCAGCATTTGAACGAATGGCTCAGACAATAGCAACCGACTTGTCTCAGGGAATACAGGGCATGATCCGTGGCACATCTACTTTAAGTGATTTACTGAGTAATGTTATTAATAAAATATCTACTGCTTTTTTCAATAGGGCTTTATTTGGAAATATACAGGGAGATCTTAATAAAGGTAAAGGTATATTCGGTAATTTGTTTGGTGGATTTCTTGCTAATGGCGGACCCGCAATGGCAGGAAAATCATATATGGTCGGAGAAAAAGGACCAGAATTATTTACACCAAGTGTATCGGGAAAAGTTACATCAAATAGTGCTTTAAAAGGATCAACAAATAATGTAGTAGTTAATGTTAATCTCAGTACAGGTAGATCAGAAATGTCTGGAGGAAATTCTAACGCAAGGCGATTAGGAGAAGAAATAGGCGTTGCTGTGCAAGCTGAAATACGCAGACAACAAAGATCAGGAGGACTCCTTGCATAATGGCTACTTTCCCTTCAATCACACCAACTTACTCATTTCGTAAAAGAACTAGACCGAGACAAGTAATAGTTCGATTGGGAGATGGTTATGAGCATCGTACCACCTTTGGATTGAATCAATCTCCAAAGCTATATGAGCTAGAATTTAATGTTTCTGAAACAGAAGCTGATATTATAGAAGCATTTTTAGAAAGTAGATGTTTTGATAATTCCAGCTTTGATTTTACACCTCCAGGGGAGGGCATCAATAAAACAGGAACATACACTAAAACTGGTAGTAATGTAACTGTTACGATTTCAGGCGGTCACGGTTTAGCAATCGGTGATGTCATTACAGGAACTTTTACCAGTAACAATCCTGCTACTGGTTCTTATACAGTTAAAAATGACACAAGTGATACTCAATTTACACTGACTGTTGATTCTTCGGGTTCTGATGTGACTTCAGGAGACAACGCAGCAGTTACAATCGTTAAATCTGGACAAGGAAAATATGTTTGCGAATCATGGAGTAAAACAATTCCGTATAATAATAGAGCAACTATTCGTACAAGTTTCAGACAAGTATTTGAACCTTAATGCCAATACCAATATCAGAGCTTCAATCCAAACATCCTGATACTGTGATTGAATTATTTCAATTAGAACTACTTGAAAACATTCATTTTGCAACAGGTAACCCACCTAATTCAGAGGATTCTTCTGGCATTTACTATTTCCATAGTGGAACGTCTTTAAACACTAATGGCAAAGTAAAGTGGGCTAATAAAGATTATTTAAGATACCCTGTTGAAGCCAGTGGATTTACGTTTATTGGAGCAGGAGCTTTACCAAGACCACAATTTCAGATAAGTAATGCTTTGAATTTATTTACTGCTTTAATTTCTACGGTAAATGCTTTTAATATAGGTAACGATCTTGTTGGTGCAAAATTTACAAGAATTAGAACGCTTTTAGAGTTTATAGATGAAGAAAACTTTCCAAATAATATTAATCCTTTTTCTACAAATGGGCTTGGTGACTCTACACAGGAGTTGCCGAGAGAGATATTTGTTTTAAGTAAGAAACTTTTTGAAACTAGACAACTTGTATCTTATGAGTTAATTAGCACATTAGATTTAGCAAATGTAAAATTACCAAAAAGAATAGCTACAAAAAAAGAATTTCCTGGTATTGGAGGTTATGTTTAATGACTTGGCAGAAAGAAATTATAGATTATGCAATAAATTGTATGCCAGAAGAATCTTGTGGATTATTAGCTTCTGTTGAAAAACAAGTAAAATTTTTTAAATGTAAAAATGTAGCAAAAGATAAAAGGAACAATTTTAAAATTTCTATAGATGATTGGATAGAAATAGAAGATAAGGCTGAAGTTATTGGTATTGTCCATAGTCATCCAACTGGTTCGGCAGAGTTGAGTCAAAATGATAAAAATAATTGTATTCAGCTAGATTATCCGTATTATATAGTTAGTGTAGAAGATAAAAATTATAAAATTTTTAATCCAAAGGAGTTAAAAAAATGCTCACAAAAATAATTATTTATGGGAAATTAAGAAAATTATTAGGTAGAAAACAATTTGAAGCTAAATTGAATAGTGCAAAACAGGTTTTTAGTTTTTTAAGTGTCAATTATCCACAAGTATCAGAAAAAATACTAAGAATGACCTATGCAATAAAAGTAAATGATAAATACATAAATAATATACAAATGGAAAATCCTATCGGAAATAAAATTTTACGATTAATTCCTATTGCGACAGGTTCAAGTTCCAGTTTTAGCTTTGATACACCCATTGGCGGTAGTTCTTTTGAAGAATATTCATCTTACGGTAATCAATATGAAATAAACTATAGTTATACACCTTCACAAATGGATTTTAGTTATACATATTCTGTTGGTAGTTCTCCTTCTCCTTCCAGTGTATCCCCTAGTAACCAAGGATTTAATTTTGGACAAGCTATTACTGATATAGCAACATCTTATGCCTTATCATATTTAGACAATCAAGTACAGAATTTTTTAAATCCTCAACCTAAACCTACAGATACATCTAATTCTTCTGCTGCTGCAAAGGACAAAAGTTTTAACGCATCATTTAATGGAATATCTAATACTATAAATGCTGGTGTTGCCGTTCCAATTTGTCTTGGAGAAGCTTATACAGGATCTATCGTAATTTCAGCAGCATTAGATACTGCACAGCTTACTGGAAAAGGAAAGGATAGTTAATTTATTATGGAACAGTCTGGATTTAACAGTGAATTTAAAATACCAAAAAAGTTAAAGAAAAAGAGTAGTCAATTTTTAACAACAGTTCAATTTGCTAGTTTTATTGATTTAATTTCTGAAGGTGAGATTGAAGGATTTAAAAGTGCTAATGATACTGGGTTTGCAAAAGGAACATATAATTACAATTTAGCTTGTCTTAAGGATATATTTTTTGATAACACACCGATATTAAAACCTACTGCGGATTTGTCAGTTACAGACGCAGACGGATTAATTGATTTGCAAGATAGTGATTTTAATTATCAAGGTTTAGGTTTTGATTTTAGAGAGGGTAATACTGACCAAGATGTCACAAAAACTGGAAATTATACACAGGCAGGAAAGACTGTTACTATCACCATCACAGATCATGGTTTTGATGTCGGAGACACATTAGTTATAGACTTTACTTCTGGAGCTGGTGTCGATGGAACGTTTGTTGTTAAAACTTCTAATTTAACAAACCAATTTACCGTTGAAGCAAGTAATTCTGCGACTATTACTGGTACTAATACTGTTTCCGTAACTAGAAAAGGACAGACTACAATACCTATGCAAATAGGTGCAGAAACCCCCGTAAATAATGTTCTTTTTGGGTCAGTAATTGAAAATGCAAATCCAAATGTCGGTGTATCAATTCAAGTTCCGCATGATCCTAATAATCCTATAGATGCTGTAAGAATTACTATTGGTGCTGATGCTTTTTTCAAAGGGAATAATAAGTCAACAAAAGTGAAATATAGAATAAGAATAGTCCAAAACGATGGTACTGAAACTCTTGTTGAAGATAAGCAGTACGTTAAAAAACCAGGTAAGCAAAAAAAGAATTTTGACCAACTATTTATTATAGGAAAAACAACAAAAAAATTTACTAGAGATCATATTATAGAAATACCCCCTTCATATAATTTTCCTGTTTCAATAAAAGTAACAAGAATGAGTGAGAATCCAGCAACAGGAGGAAAAAATAAGAATATAATTAAATTTTTAGCGATGAGTACAATAGTTAATGAAGTACAAACATATCCAAAATTTGCTCATACTTCGTTTAAATTTGACTCTTCGCAATTTCAAGGATTACCAAAAAGAATTTACAAGGTTAGAGGTATTAAAGTAAGAATACCAGGAGCAGGAGCAGATAATACTGGGTCTCCTACCGTTGATAATGAAACAGGCAGGATAGTCTATCCAAGTGGTTATATTTTTAATGGTCAATTAACTACTACAAAAGTATGGACCAGCGATCCAGCGTGGATACTTTTTGAGTTGTTAACAAACAGTACTATGGGATTAGGTGATTATATTTCTGAATCACAGTTGGATCAATATTCTTTTTTTAATGCATCAGAATATTGTGCAACTTTAGTTGAAAATCTGATAGTTGGTGGGGAAAAAGAACCTAGATTTAGTTTGAATACAACTTTAAATACAAGAGAAGATGCTTATAAAGTTATAAAAGATATTTGTTCTGTATTTAGAGGTATTCCTTTTTATGGTGAAGGAACTGTAAAACTTAACCAAGATAGTCCAAAAACAACGCCTGATTATATTTTTAATTTAAGCAATGTAACACCAGCAGGATTTACATACATAGGAACAGATCTAAGAGAAAGAGCTACAAGAGTTACAGTAACTTATTTCAATACAGCTACTTTGAAAAATGATGTTGAAACGGTAGATTTACAAGATCTGTTTGGTTCTTCTGCTGATACAACAGCTAAAGAATCATTAGGAGAGATACATGAAAGAACTGCTGCTTTTGGTTGTACTTCTAGAGGTCAGGCAATAAGAGCAGCAAGGATGCTTTTATTTGATGAACAGCGAGCTACGCAGACAGTAAATTTTACAACGACATTAGAAGCTGGTGTAATTGTAAGGGTAGGTTCATTAATTGAAATTCAAGATCCATTAAAAGCTGGATTGAGAAGAGGTGGAAGAATTGTTTCTGCAACAAGTAACACTGTTGTTGTAGACAATACAGAATCGACTGATTTACCTCAAATCAATAGTGCAACGATAAGTGTTGTAATGCCTGACGGAACTGTATCAACAAAAAATATAGATTCTTCATCAGGAGTTTCTGGGTCAACAATAACACTTGCTTCAAATGAGCACTTTACAATAAAAGATGCAAATGGTAACGATGTAAATACAGCACCTAATCCTAATAGCGTATTCACAATAGAAAATACAACCCTTCAAAATCAGTCTTTCAGAGTAATTTCAGTTACCGAAAACTCAGACAATTCTTATGCAATTTCAGCTATAACTTATAACTCCGCAAAATATGATTTTGTAGAGGGAATAATTAATGAGATACCCCAACAAAAAATAACTATTTTAAATGATCCTTTACCATCTCCAAAAGGCTTAGAGGTTCAAGAAATACATTATGTAGAAAATGGAGTTTTAAAAAATAAATTAGATATTCAATGGCAACCTGTGTTAGGTGCTTCTGGATATATTATTCAATACAGTTCACCTTCTGCTGACGAGGTAGAAGTGATGACTCAAGCAACAAGTTTTCAAATTTTTGATGCTGAACAAACGACAGCCGAAAGTGATCCAGGTGATGTATATGAAATTGAAGTTTTTACTATGAAAGGAGATGGAGAAAAATCAGGCACTGGCTCGTTTATTTCAGTAGCGGTATTAGGTAAACAAACGCCACCAGATGATTTAACTGGTTTAACAGTAGAACCAATAGATAAAAACTTTGTAAAATTAGCTTGGAATAAATCAGAAGATGCCACTGTTGTAAATGGAGGTCGAATTTATATAAAACATACAAACCTTACAAGTGGTGGTAATTTTCAAAACTCAACCCCAATAATTGAAGCCATACCTGGTACGTCTACAGATGCCGTAGTTCCGAAATTAGCTGGAACTTATGTTGTAAGAGCTAGAGATGTAAAAGATACTTTTTCTGATGGTGAACAAACAGTTCAATTCAATTTAGATGATTCAGAAGCAGAAGATGAAGATGCAATCACAAATATAAATGAAGATGGAGCTAGTTTTGGCGGTACAAAAACAGGCTGTACAATTTCCCCAGATGGAAATGGTTTAGAAATGACTTTAGTAGGTGATGGAATATTTGATGAGATAACAGATTTTGATACGTTAACACCAAATCTAGATCAGATTGGTAATGTTGCCACAACTGCAACTTATGAATTTACAACTACTGGAGATCTTGGTGCAAATAATAAAATGCCTACACATTTTATAAAAAATATTGCAGCAACTACATTTTTACAAAATACAAATATAGATACAAGAAATAATATTGATACATTTTCTGATATTGATGGTACAAAGGTAGACGAACCAAAAGTTGATTTATTTGTTGCCACTACTGATGATGACCCTAGTTCTGGCAGTCCTACATTTACTGCATTTGAAAAGTTTAGTAATGCTACTTTCAAAGGTCGTGGATATAAATTTAGGGCTGTATTTACTTCAACAAAGCCAGATGAAAATATTAAGATAAGTACATTAAGAGCTACAGGATCACTTGCACCTAGAACAGAAACACAGAGGGATGCAACTATAACTGAAATTGTAAGTGGTAATACTGTTACCCCTGATTCTGAAGGTTATATTGCAAGCGGTTCAACTGGCGTTAATGTAGTATTTTCTAAACGATTTAAAACACCACCTACAGTTAATATTTTCCCTAGAGCTAGTTCAAGAGCAAATACAGTTTATTATCAACCAGTACAAGTGACTGAAACAGGTTTTACTTTAAGATTTATTGATAGTAGTGATTCAGTTACATCAGTACTTTTTACATTTACTGCTACAGGTTTCGGAAAAGGTGATACATCATAGGCATATCTTCTTTTTTACTGTAAACTTAAATTATTAAATAAAACCTAATGGCAAGAGTTGACGATACAGGAGGAAGTGGCTTTACAGTCGATAATAATGTTGGATCTGTTTTTAGAACAAAAATAAATCAGTGTTTTGCTGCGATAAACTCATTAAATTCTGGTTCTGGTAATCCATCAATTACAACTGCTTATCAGCCATCAATTAATTCTGATAGCGATATCTTATCCATAAGAAATGGTGCTAATAACGCATTTGTACAGTTAGGCTATATAGATACAAATTTTGGTATAAATAAACCAGCTTTTGCAGTCAGGCCAAGTGCAGCACAAGCAATAGCTAATACTACTTTTACTATTGTCAGTAACAATACAGAAATTTTAGATACAGATAGTGCATACAATACTTCAACTTATAAATTTACAGTACCAACAGCCAAGGCTGGAAAGTACGTTATTGGCGGTCAGGTGTGCATTGATGACTTGCAAGATGGTGATGCCATACAAATGTCCTTTTATGTAAATGATGCACAGCTTACGGCATATGGGAAGGTTTCAAGGGCTTATTGTTCTGCGGCTGATGTGTTTACATCAGTTCATGCTCAACTTATACTAGATTTATCAGTTGGAGATACTGTGGCACAATATGTTGAACACAATGAAGGCAACAACCAAAATACAGTTACGGCTGAAACCTGGTTTTACGGCTATAGATTAACGGTGAGCTAAATGGCACAACATGATGGAGTAATTGATAATGGAACGGGAAATGCCGTAAGAACAGACATTAATAATGCTCTTGCTGCAATAAATTCTAATAATTCTGGTGCATCAGATCCTAGTACAACGTATGCCTATCAATTTTATGCAGATACAGGAGATAACACCTTAAAAATTAGAAATGCAGCAAATGATGGGTTTGTAAATGTTTCGGCTGTTGGTGGTATTGGATCTGTAAATTTAGGATTAGCTGCACTTACTGGAGCGACTTTCACTGGAAATGTTGACTTTAATGATGATGTAAAAATTCGTTTAGGTACAGGTGATGATCTGGAGCTTTATCACGATGGAAATAGTGTTATTTCTTCAAGTGATGGATATTTGAAAATAACAAGTACAACTGGAGCTTTATATTTGCAGAGTGATAATACTATTCATTTGACTAGCAATAATGCAGGCGAAACTTTTGCTAAATTTATTGATGATGGAGCCGTAGAGTTATATTATGATAATGTTAAAAAATTTGAAACACTATCGACAGGTGTAAAAGCAAGTGGTCATGTTTTTCTAGATGACAATAATAAATTTATAGCTGGCTCAGGTTCGGATTTACAAATTTATCATAATGGCACAGACTCATATATTGATAACAATACAGGTCATATCTTTATAAGAAATAATGTAGATGATGATGATGGTGGAAATATTTATATACAGGCAAAATCTGGTGAGAATAGCATTTTAATTCAAGATGATAGTTCGGTAACTCTATATCATGATAATACGTCAAGAATTGCGACATCTTCTACAGGAGCCACTATTAATGGTACTTGCACCGCAACTACTTTTAGCGGATCTGGTGCTTCCTTAACAAGTTTACCTGCTGGACAGTTAACAGGAGCTTTACCAGCTATAGATGGTTCAAACTTAACAGGAATAGCTGCTGGTGGTGTTGGTGGTAATACTGGTATAGATTTTAATGATAATGTAGCGATTAGATTTGGAAATAGTAATGATGTTTCTTTAGATTATGATTCGACTAACGATAGGCTTGAAATAGTTACTTCAGATGGTGCAAGTATAGAAATAGATTCGGATAATGACCTTATTGCTGAATCTGACGATGATATTACATTAATTGCTGGTGATGATCTATTTATAAGGCATGGAACTGCTGCAAGTAATGAAGCAATGATAACTTGTAATTCTGATTCAAGTGTAGTACTTTTTCACAATAATTTGACGCGTTTAACCACTACATCAACTGGCGTTAGTATTACTGGTTCACTAGAAGATATTGGAGTTGGTACTGCCGTTGCAGTGTTAAGAGAACAACTAAGCCACGCTGCTAATGGTGGTACTTTTACGTCAGGAGCAGATAGAGTAAGGCTTTTAAATACGGAAGAACATGACGGTGAAGCTTTTTGTACTTTAGATACAAGTACAGGTGAATTTACACTACCAGCTGGAGCTTATCTGATTTATTTTGAAGCAACAGCTTTTGATGTAAATAATCACAGAACAAAAATCGTTACTGATGGTGGCACTGATGTACTTATTGGAAATAATACAAGATGTGCAGCGGGTGACGCTACTATGAACCAATCAAGGGGTTTTGGAAGAGTATTTAGTAGTACTGCAGAAGGTTATTTTCTTAAACATAGATGTCAAACAACTAAATCTACATCAGGTTTAGGACAAGATGTAGACTTTGCATCAGAGGCTGAATTTTATTCAACAGTTGTTATTTTCAGGATGAGTTAAACATGACCATTAACGCAGACGTAAACATTGATTTAGCCATAGAGGAGCTTGGGTTAAATAACAACGAGTATGTTATTAACTGGGATACTCATAGTATTCACAAATGGTACGATGACGGCAGAAATCCAGATCCACAACCTACTGATGAGCAAATAAACGCGGCTTGGGAAACTTGGAAAAGTAAAAATGGTTCTTTACCTTTAGTAGAGCTAAGGTATCAAAGAAATAGGAAGTTAAAAGAATCTGATTGGATGGCATCACCTGATAGAACAATGACAGATGCACAGAAAACTTATAGGCAAGCATTAAGAGATTTACCAGCAAACCAAACACCAACAGATATAAAATTATCAAATATTACATGGCCTACTGAACCGACTTAATGCCACAGTTATCATCTTTAGTTTTTATACATCTAACAGAAAACGGAAAGACAGAAGAAGAAGCAAAAGCAATAATGTCAGATGTAAATAAAATTATGTTATTGGATAGTGGGAATGGTGCGACCATAAAAACATGGAACGTATTAGACGTGATAATGCCGACTAAAATGCACATGGACAGTTACAAAGAACTAGCTGATAAATACGAAAAAAATAATCGGGTTATAAAAAACAGAAAGCAGCAATATAAAAAAATACAGGAACAGTTTTCAATGATGACCAAAGACATAGAAAAGTATGGTGTATTAGATAATAGAGGTGAATGGTTCAAGCATTGCAGCGAAGTAAAAAAAGGTAATCCTAAATTTTAAACTTTTTTGTTAAATATCCTGCTGTTAGATATAAAGGCGTAAGTGACGTTATTGTTGTTATTGCTAAAATATAAATACAAGCATACATAATTTTTTTCATGCTGAATCGGATCTGTCAGATACTATCAATTATCTCATTCTTGATGGTTAGTTCAATGAGTGTAGGAGGATTTCTTGCATATCGTTACATGAAGAGTCCAGAGTTTGAAAGGACATTAAAAAATAAAATTATGGGTGATTTGCAAAAGGCGATGCCAAAAGCTATAGAAAAAGCGATACCAAAAACTACAGGTTTATCTATTCCTATCAAATGAACTGCTGGCACTGTAAAACTGAATTGATCTGGGGTGGAGATCATAGTATGGATGAAGAAGATTATCCTTGTTCTTCTGCTGAATACAGTATGGTGACAAATTTATCTTGTCCAAAATGTTTTTCGCATGTAGAAGTTTATCTACCAAGAAATGCCTACGACTAATATTCCTGAGATAAAAGTACCGAAGATTGATGTTCCGTTAATTAATAACAATATAAATAATCCTTTTCAAGTATTGAACGTACCAATGCCATCTTTAATGATGCCAGGTTGTGTACGTTATCACAGGGATGCTTCACCAAAAAATACTGCATTATATGATGATGACCCTACTGGTACTGTAATAAATTGTCCTTATGGTTCGATGCCTACATTTGAACCTATGTTATATGACAGAAGAAAGATTGAGATTGTTGAGACTAAGGAAGAAGATAATAAGACAGCAGAAAATGAAACAGTGCAACCTGAGACTAAGAAACCTGAGATACCAAAGAAAGAAGAAGAAGATGTGTTTATAAAATGCCCAGGTGATAAAGACCAACGAGTAGGAGATTATAGAAATGCACAGAAGTTAGAGGTTGTTATCGGGCATGAATTGAACGATGATGAGACTGAGTGCATAACACTCTATGAAGATACGAAATTTATCGACCAATACTTACCTTCAGTTAAGGATTCTACTACTGCTGCTGGCATTGCTTTGGTCGCTGCTACTACTCCACTTCTTGTTAATGTCATCAAACCTCTCGTAAAAAATATAATTAAAAAACTGACAAAGAAGAAAAAAGACGCTAATGTAGTAGATAAGCAATAGGCCCAATACCAAGCATAAGTGAATGGTATGTTAGGTTCTTTGAACTGAGGTTGTCTATGTCCTTAAATGACATCCAATCCTAACGGACTGACTGATACATCTCCTAGCCTCTGCTCTGTCGGATCGATCTATTGCCCTTTTAGACAAGTAACTACCCGTAGCTTGTCTACTAAAAATTCTCAGATGTAGTTATTATATAAAAAGGAGTAGAGGGTACTTAAAACGTAAGACACTTTAAGCAAATGGACACCTTCTACTTCTGCTTTATTTCATGCTTGTGCGGTAATACCTGACCTTTCTTTGGAACGATTTCTATATCTTTGCATAAATCATAATAAGGACTGGATTTTGCAAACTGTATTCCAGCAATTTTCTTCTCACCACAATGCTTCAAGCGACTGATATGCCAGTCTAATTCAAGATTTTTAAGTCTTTGTTTTTGTATATTAATCTGAGTCTGGGCTGCATCTTTACATTGTTTGCCAAGTTGTCTGTCTAGTGGGATAGAAAAGTTCATAGTAATCCCTGTACCTATTGCAAAGCTATCTTTATTAGTACCAGAATAGTTTTGTTGGTTATATAGTATTTTCCCTGGATTATCAGGCGTACCATCTCCTGTAGGATTACCATCATCATCAAAATCTCCTACCAAGTCTGTTGGATCGTAAACAGGAGTTTCATAGTAATGTTCAAATGGTTTTCGATAATTTGAATTGAATGTAGTAAATGGCGTTATAGTCATCATTGCTCCCTGACAGACAACATTGCCTCCGAACTGAGAGGTTGTGAAGGCACCATTATTATTCACATTCCAATTCTGATTTGTCACTGACCCACTATTACTTTGACTTACTGCGTTAGCTAAAATTTTAACTGGGCTTAGAATTACTGAGAGAATACAGAGGTAGTAGAAGTAACGGATTCTGTTGTTATGTCTCTTGTTATTGAAGTCACGTTCTGTAAACCAGGTCCAGAATAGGTTTCTGTAAATTGAAAAGCATTGCCTGATGTTGGATTTACCAGATTCCAAGTTGGTTTTGTTGTCATATCTGCTCCTGTCCATGTATAACTTACACCTCCAACTGTTCCAGTGGTTTCGACTGCTGCTGGAGCCATATCACCACCTGTATAATCAATTCCCGTTCCAGTAACAGTATATTCGTAGCCAGTTTTATAGTCTTTACTTGTAATAGTTTCAGTAATTGTAGTGGTTGTATTGGTAGTGCTGGACATATTCCCTGTTGTGAAGGAGGGAACAATATTTGCATTAGCTGGTAAGACATACAGTAATGATAAAAATAAAAGCCTTTTCATGGCTTTAGTCCACAGTTAACGTGGTAACAAATTGTCCTGTAGCTGTTGTACCTGTACCACCTGCTGTAAGAGATATTGCATGATTATCAATAGTTCCTTCCAAACCAGTAGCAGAACCAGCAGCCGTTGATGTTAAGTCAGAGAAGTTTGCAACTTCACCTGTAGTGACAGCAGAAGTGGGAGTTACGTCACCTTCTAACAAGGTTTGGGAAAAACTGAACGCCTCTCCATTAGTAGCCTGAGTTGCAGTAATTGATGTAAAAGCTGGTACGCCATTGGTCAGATCACCAAAACCTCCAACAACACCAGCATTTGAACTTGCATCTTCTGTTGTTACACCAGACCCACTTACTGAATAAGATGATCCGATCTTATCTGCTGTAGTAGCTGCTGTACTAACTTCAAGTTTTATACTAGACGTTATGCTATGTGTTATATCAGCATAGGCTGGTGCTGATGCAAGAAGTAATAATGGTAATAGTTTTTTCATTTGATACCTACTTTGTTTTTACTATTATCTACTATCTTAGGGTTGTTGTTGTTATTTTGACCACTTTTCTTGTTTCCGACTGAAATGCCATAACTTCCGAGCACTCCCGAAACCAAGCCAGCCGTGAACGCTCCATCAATCCTTACCTTACCCATGTATCCAAGAGTCATCATTGATAAACTCCAAGTCAAAATCATAAATCTGATAGCGTGACCAAAAAGTTCACCCCACTCGATACCTTCTTTTTCTTCTTTCTCTTCAGCCATAAAAGTTAAGATTCTTGTCTAATACTAGCAAGTTAGCTATGTTTGGGAAGTAACACATAAAAAACGATGGTAAAAATTTTAAAACCTATCCTTCTTGTATTTATAAAATCTAAAGCAATGAAGAGATTAATTGTGGATCTGTTAAAGGCTATAGCTAAACAAACAGACAACACAATAGACGATCAAGCAGTAGCTTTTATTGAAGCAAGAATGTTCCCAGGATCTACTACTTCGCTCCAATAATATGAAAAATGATAGTTTTATAAGATTTATCTCAACTCCGCTACCTATGGAAACGCAGTTAGCGGTTGAAATGAGATGTAGAGAAGTTATGGGCTGTGATGATATAGATAAGTTAAAGGCTTTTTGCATAGATATGATGAAAAATCATGCAAGAACCGAAGTTGTGTTATCTAACGCAATGATGCGTATGCTGGAGCTTGAAGCAAAATTAGCTGTATTACAGACACCACCAATTAAAAATAAACTATTTTACAAATTTCGCTTACTTATAGAAAAGGCAAAACTTATAAGACAGATAAGACAGCACCAAAAAAATCACTCGCAACGAGCGTAAGCTGCTTGTTGTTTAGAAACTATCATCTCAGGATACTGGATCGTTTCCCATCTATGTCCACATTCGTAGCACTCTCTTCTACGAATGATTATAAATTTTGAATTTCTTTCAGATCGGATAACCTTTTGATCGCTGTACATCTTACAGCCTGGGCACTCGACCCATGTTATTCTCTTCATTTTTTGCGTTGAATGTATTTTTCGTATTTATGGTCTAGATCAAGAGACTCTTTAGCGTATTGAAGTTCATCAATATTACCCATGAGATAATCGTCATCTAGTGCAGCACGTTTGATTTGATACTCGTAATACTTACCCTTTGGCACAGTATCTAGTCTTTCTGCTTTCTTCCATCAATTCGTCTTTGTACAGATTCTCTCCACATCAACTCATCTTTGGCTTCAGCAATTTTATATTCTGAGCTAGTAAATTCACG